AATCGGTACATTCCGTAAGTGGTGGCTACACCACAAAAATAACGCTTCGGCGAGGGTTGGAGGGATATTGATGGATAAAGAATTTGAAACAATTTTGTCGCAGATTGTGCGAATTGGCATTGTTAGCTCTGTTGATGGCGATAATCGCACGGTCAGGGTTAAATTTTCATCTCTGAACGACATGGTTTCCGGCAATTTGCCTGTAATGCAGCGAAATGGCGGAGGAGTAAATGTTGCGCCTGACAATCGACATTCGCATACCGATAGTCGTGGTGGTACTTGCAGCACGGTTTCTGCGCATTCTCATACGGGCAGTATAACAGGTTATTGGCTTCCCTCGGTTGGCGACACGGTGTTATGCCTTTATTTGCCAATTTTCGGCGGTGATGGTATTGTCTTGGGGGCGATTTAATGATTGTCGGTTCTTTTGGCGATTTGATTTTTCTGGTATCAAGTAGTCAGATTTGCACTTTTGAATCTATGACGTGGCAGAATAATGCAAGATGGAGCGAGCACGAACGACATCTAAACGACCCCTTGCCTGAATTTCTTGGCAATCAAAATGACAAAATGACATTTGCAATGGTTTTGAGCATTTTTGCAGGCACTAACCCAATGACGGAGCTGGTGAAGATTTTGAACATGGAGCGCTCCGGCTCGCCGCATTATTTGGTTGTTGGTGATAAGGCATACGGTAAAGGTCGCTGGGTAATTCAAAGTTCTAAAATTGAATTGCAGCGATTTGACGGAGCTGGAGATTTGTTGTCAGCTAAGGTTTCGGTTACGCTGTTGGCATATCCGACAAAATGAGGTGATAATGTGAATTATACGGTCACGGCACAGCAAGGCAATTTATCATTGCTGCCGGAAAATACTGTTGATGAAGTTTTACAAAATGTACGTGTTATCATTTCTACAATTCAGGGTGATGTGCCGTTAGATAGAACTTTGGGACTGCCCGGCAAATTTATTGATAAGCCAATTTCTGTTGCTAAGGCTATTCTGGTAACAGAAGTATTGGAAGCATTGGAACGGCACGAGCAACGAGCTGAGGTTGTTTCCGTTTCGATTGAAATTGATAACGATATACCGGGCAAGTTAGTGCCGGTCGTGGAGGTGAAAGTGATTGACGAATGAGACTAATTATCCAGATGTGACTTTCGTTGATTATGACAGCGATACAATCATAGCAGAAATGACAAGCGATTTGGAAGCACGTTTGGGGAAAACCGTTAGCCCTGGCAGTCCTGAACGGCTATTGATTTTGTGGATGGCAGATATTATCACGCAAATTAAGGCAAATATTGATATTTCCGCAAAGGAAAATGTTCCCCGTTTTGCAAGTGGTGATAAGCTTGATAGCTTGGCCGAATTGTTCCATGATGTGACCCGTCTGTCTGCTTCGGCAGCAACGACAACTATGCGATTTTATTTATCGCAGGCACAAAGCAGCGCCCAGCTAATTCCTGTTGGCACACGTATCACAACATCTGACGGGAATATAACATTTGAAACAGAAAATGATGTATATGTATCGTCTGGTAATACTTATGTTGATGTTGCTGCAACATGTCAGAGTGTTGGAACTATCGGTAATGGATATGTGAGCGGGCAAATAAATCGTCTGGTTGACATTTTCCCTTGGTATGACCATTGCGAAAATATAACAACTAGTGCAGGTGGTTCTGAAAATGAATCCGATTCAGATTTTTACGCTCGCATGAGGGAGAGTGAGGATACATATTCGACAGCCGGCCCGATGGGGGGCTATGTTTATTTTGCCAAAACTGCAAGTTCCTCGATTATAGATGTAGTTGCCAATTCGCCGACACCGGGCGTCGTCAATGTATATACACTTTGGGCTGGCGGAAAACTGCCGGGCAAGGAAGAGTTGAATATTGTTTATGAAAAAATTGCTGATGATAGTATTCGGCCTCTCACCGATTCTGTTCATTCACTTGCGCCTGAGCCAATTAGTTATGATGTCGATTTAACCTATTACATTCCCAGCGACAGCAACAAGAGTGCATCCGTAATCGAGGCGGCAGTATCTGCGGCTGTCGAGGAATACAAAAGTTGGCAATCTGCAAAAATCGGCAGAGACATTAACCCATCCAAATTGTATGAATTATTGATGACTGCCGGGGTAAAACGCGTTGAGGTGCGCTGCCCGGAATTCAGGAAATTGAGCGACGGGAAACAAACGGCAGAAGATAGTTATTTGACTGCGCAGGTTGCACAAATTGGCAGTTGCTCCGTAGTGAACGGAGGATACGAAGATGAGTAGTATTCGTACCGACGATTTATTGAAAACATTGCCACATGTTTTGAAGATGGATAACAATTTTTGTTCGTATGCTGGAATTTTCGCCAAACAACTCGGCAAAGTGATTTCAGATGTCGATAGTGCAACAATTTATGCACATATAGACATGCTACCAGAAGCCGTATTGGATATTCTTGCCTACGATTTCAAAGTAGATTGGTATAATTACAATTATAGCATTGAAACGAAGCGAGAATTGATTAAAACAAGTTTGGCCGTGCATAAGCACATGGGAACAAAGGGTGCAATGATTTCGGCGGTTAGCACAATGTATCCGTATGCGCTAGTCGAAGAATGGTTCGAGTACGGCGGCGAGCCGTATTATTTTCGGGTCATTCTTGATGAAATCAGTCAGAACACGCAAATTTTGTATGACGAACTTTTACGCAGCATTGAAATATATAAGGCGTGTCGTGCGCATTTGGAATGTGTTGCAATGCGCACCCGCTGCAATATCGAAATATCGTGCAGCGCCGGGCATGTTGTTTATTCGAGCAGGTTATGCGGCACATATCCGGCGCGGGCGACACAGGGGATTCACCAAACAGACGGAGTGAAGGTTGCGGCAGATACGGGCGGCGCAGTTGGCTACAGCGCAAAATTATGCGGTACAACGCTCGGTCTGCCGTTTTAGAGGGGAGGTGAAAGACAATGATTGACACAGCGGGGTTCAAGGATATTCGCAACTACATTAAGCGGCGCATTGCCTATGCGAAATACAGAATCGGCACGACTTCAACCCGCGCGCCTGTTATTGATGTTGAAATATTGACAGACGGCACGGTTCGAGTGCAACTGGATATAGCGTTTTCACAAAAACCTGTTACGGTAAATCGGGTGGAGTTGTATAACACAGAACAAGAACTCTGGGCGCACCAAGACTGCAACATCCGCATTGAAGAAACTCAGACAGGTTTTCTGTACTGGTTTGATTTTTCAGTAAAAGAAGGGGGGAATTAGCATTGTATGATATTACCATTTGGAAAAATCATGTCACCGACCCGTCCGATTTATACAATATCGTAAACGCCGATACCAAAGAAAAGGTGCAAGCGTATTTGTCGTTGGCGGGAACGGTCATGCAGCAAGGAACGCCGCAGGACGGAACCCATTTTAACAATATGGAAGCCGGCATTTTGGACGCTCATGTTGCGGCTTGCTTGGCGTTTAACGCCATGCGCCAGAATGATGAACAGGTCGGGCAGCGGTTTGAACAGATTGGGAAAAAATGGCAGGTTGAAAGCGGGACGGTAACGCTGACGAATACGCAGGCGTTTCCGTTCAATAACAGCAAAAAAACCGTTTCGCTCGCTGAGCTTAACGGCGTTTCTCCGGACTATGTCGTGGTGGCGCAGGTGATTGCCGGCGTTGGCAATGTGGGTGAAATTGAGATTAGCGATAAACTGGCTAATGGGTTCAAAATTGCCTATACAGGTTCGGCTACGACGGTAACAATAGCTTATACGGTTATAGGAGGTAATTGGGAATGATTGTAGTTGAAAAAAACGAAGGCGAAAAAATCCCCTATGAGGTTAGCGGGACAAAAATTTGTTTTGATGACGATTTGACAATCAATCTTGCCAAGCGAGAGGAAGATTGGAGTGTGCATATTGATGTGTGCAGCGACAAGGACGGCGCGCTCGTGATTGGTGCTGCGGCAGGTCGTGCCTATGTTGCCGAGATTGACATTCCGGCGCGGGAGTATGAAGAAAAGACAGTCAATATTGACGGCGAAGAACAGGTTACAAACACGCCCGTTCCGCTTGATATGGACAAGGTAACGCTTACGCTTTGGGCGATTGACTAGAAGGGGATGAAGAAATGACTGCAAATTTTGATTTAACCGATTTGGCGGTGCAGATGGTCTGTCCGGGGAATGTTTTGCTGTATGATGATTTAGGCCTGCCGAGTGTTATGGTGAGGCTGCCCAAAATGACGCACAAAGAGTTGGGTATGGGCGATTCAGACAGCGTTCACCCGCTGTTTTTAGTGAACGGCAAAGAGATTGACGAATACTATTTCAGCAAATTTCACAATGTGATTAACAATGGGCGCGCCTATTCGCTGCCCTGTCAAGACCCGAAAGCAGTTATCAGTTTCGATACGGCACGGCAGGCGTGCGAGGCTAAAGGCGAAGGCTGGCACATTAACACGGCAATGGCTCGTGGTTTTTTAATTCGTTGGATGAACGCGCAAGGATTCTTCCCCAACGGCAACAATAACTACGGCAAGCATAGCAGCGAAAACTTTTACAAAGCCATTCCGACTTATAGAAGCGACTCCGGGCAAATTGTTCGCACGGCAACAGGCACGGGGCCGCTCTCGTGGTATCACGACAACTCGCCTGCCGGGATTGCTGATTTGCTAGGTCTCTGGGATTGGGACGGCGGTATTCGCTCGGTTTGTGGCGAACTGCAAATTTTGGCAAACAACAACGCCGCAGATTCTTCCCATTCGCAGGCTGCGACAAGCACGGAATGGAAGGCAATTAACGCCGCAACCGGGGAATTGGTCGATCCGGACGGAGCGGGAACAACCGCCGGAACTATTAAAATGGATTGGCGAAATAGCAAACTGACGTACTCGACATCTATGACGGATGAAAACCGGGGACAGCATGGCTGCACGTTTAATAATATTGTTGTTGATGAAACAGTTGGTGACGCTGCGAAACTGCTTTTGCAGGATTTAGGTTTTTTGCTGTACAGTTCTGATGAGTTATTTGGTTCGCATTATTGCTACTTTGATAACAAGGAAGCTGAGCGGTTTTTCTACTCCGGCGGCGGCTACTACGGCTCTGCCTGCGGTGCGGCTTCGTTCAGCGGCTTCATCTCTCGCTCGAACGCGAGCACGAACATTGGTTTCCGCGCTGCTTTCTGTAAACTGCCATCTGAATAATTGTGTTCTGAACGCTGCGCGGTAGCGCGGCGAAAAAAAAAGACCGCACGAAGTGCGGTCAAAATAATCACGGAAAAAGTGATTTTGTAACAAACAACAGAATGTTGTTTTATATGTGCAATATAATGTACATAGTTTTCGGAAAGGGGATTATGATGGAAGATTTGAAAATTTTGCAAAAAATTTGTGACATGATGGATTATGCTTATCCTGCCCTTGCGCAATTCCCAAAATCCGAAAAGTTTGCGTTAGTAACCGATATTAAGCGCAGCATGGATTCGTTGCTGGAGCGTTGTATCGAGGCGCAAAAAAAATATCATAAGAAAACAACATTGCAAGATATGGATGTAGAAATTATGAAAATTCAAATCTATATCAGATTGGCATATCAACTAGGTTTTCTGCCGCCTAAGAAATATGAGGTGTGGTCGGAAAAAATAGTTGAGATAGGCAAGATGTTAGGCGGGTGGCTGAAAGCCGTTAACGGCCGACCCGAACAACATAGGGAATGAACCGTCAGCGGTTTTTCTACTCCGGCGGCAGCTACAACAACTCTGCCTACGGTGCGGCTTCGTTCAACGGCAACAACTCTCGCTCGAACACGAACACGAACATTGGTTTCCGCGCTGCTTATACTCAAAAGCCAGATATTGTAAACTTACGGGTTCACTTTCAGCGCATGAGCAAAAGGGGTTCGTTTCCTTAGTTTTTTGCTTAAAAATTTTTAGCTGCAAATGCCGGCGTTCCGACCTTATTTGATACGGCGCCTGTAAAGTGCAGCCTTTGAGGAGATGACGGAATGGAAAAACACAGACAGGTTTTCAAAAAATTTGCTACATTTGACAATCTGTATAACGGCTATCTTCTGGCGCGGCGAAATAAACGCTATAACGATAATGTGTTGGCCTATTCCGCCAACCTTGAAGAAAATCTTATAAATGATTTGAACCGTTTGTTGTGGAAGGAGTACGAGCCGGGGCGCTTGCATGCATTTTATGAATATTTCCCTAAAATGCGCTTGATTCATTCCTTGCCGTTTGCCGACAGAGTGGTTAATTGTGCCGCATACAATGCGTTGTGGCCTATTTACTCACGCTCTTTCTATGAACATAGTTATGGCAGTATTCCCGGTCGTGGCACAGAGCGGGCAGTCGCCAAGCTGCAAGAGTGGATGCGCATAGTAGAAAACAAACCGCAAAAATGGTATATCGGCAAAATGGATATTGCAAAATTCTTTTTCCGTATACCTATTGATGTGCAGCTGCGGGAGCTGGGGCGACCTCTGGACGATCCGGACATGATGTGGTTTTTGGAAACAGCTATTCGGTGTGATGGTCGTCCGTTTGGTTTGCCGCTGCATTGCACGGACATAACAACTGCTGAACGTGTATCAGGCATTGGCATGCAGGTTGGTTCGCTGATTTCGCAAATGACTGCCAATGTTGTCTTGACACCGTTAGACCATCACATCAAACGTGATTTGGCGGCTGAATATTTTATACGTTCCATGGACGACATGATAATTCTTGTGCCGTCAAAATCGCAGGCATGGGAGACGGTATATGCAGTCGATGATTTCTTGCGGGAAAATCTCGGCTTGCAACTAAACAACAAGACCGCAGTTATGCCCGTTGGGGTTGGCGTGGAATTTATCGGCAGGCGAATCTGGCCGCATAAAATTGAACTTCGCAAATCAACGACATTGCAGATGAAGCAACATCTGAGGTTCGTTGCCGAACATTATGCAACGGGCGAATTACCGTTAGACTATTGCGTAAGCGTAATTCAATCTTACCTCGGCATGATGAAACACTGCGACTGCGACGCGCTTCTAAAGCAGACCTTGGAAGATTATGTTTTGATAAAGCAATCTTAAATTTATTATTTTAGCAACCGTCAGCGGTTGCTTTTTTTATTTGTAGTTGGAAAGGGTTGGTGATTATGAATAGTGATTTGCTGACATTGATTGGCAGCATTGTGACGGGGGCGGTTACGCTGTTCGGGGTCATTGTTTCAAACAACAAAAACCAAGCGGTTATGGCTACCGAACTGACCGAACTGACGCGCGAGGTGCGGGAACACAACAATTTTGCGCGGCGCATGCCGGTTGTAGAGGAACAAATCAAGATTGCCAATCACAGGATTGATGACCTTGAACGGATTGTGGAATGTTTGAACAAGGAAATAAAATGAAATGAAAGAAGGTGAAAAAATGAAGATTTCAGAAAGAATTGCGAGATTGATTGACGTCAAGTCGTTGGTTACGCTGGCGCTGGTAGCGGTGTTGTGCTGCATGACAATTTGGGGGCGTGAAGCTGGTGAGTTGTTTAATAATTCCGTGATGTTGGTGCTGGGCTTTTTCTTTGGCAAGAATTTGAAGGCTGAGGAAAATAAAACCTCCGAAAATGCGACAGATAACGGTGGTTCTGCTATTGTCGGTTCTAATGTCGGAGCTGATGAAGCAGAGAATAGCGAAAATGAAGATAGCGAAAATTAAGGAGGAATTTGCAATGAGTAAGAATTTTTTTGAAGAAATTAAGAAGTACGGGATCAATACCTATGGTTTTGATGTCGCACCGGTAACTAAGGCTTTGAGTGCGGATATGTCCGGGCGCTTCGCCAAGGCGACCGAGGACATGAGCAAGGCGGAAAATCGGGCGCTTGTGCAGGCAGTTTACAAGACGTATATGGGCATGCGTTCCGTCACAGGCGGCAGCTACAAGCTTTCTGACAGCGCCATTGTGGAAATGCAGGAGCAGATTTTGACAAGCAAAGAGTAGTAATTTTTGAGCACTAAATCGAGGTGATTTTATGAGATACCCATTCGATAAGTATAAAATCGGCACAAGGTACGGCGCAAAAGGCACGTACTGGTCTTGCGGATGGCATAGCGGGCAAGATTTTATGAGTGCAAATTATGGCGGCGACGGGCTTGTTTACCCCATTTATGCCGGGCGTGTAATGAAAATCGGTACGACCGGGGCATACGGTAATTGTGTTTGGGTACGGCATGCGGATGGCTACCTGACGCTGTATGCGCACATGAAAACGGTATACGTGAAGGCTGGTATGGCTGTTGATGAAAAAACTGTTTTGGGCGTGGAAGGTGCAACCGGGAATGTGACCGGGAAACATACTCATATCGAGGTGCATAAGGGGGCATACAGCTACCCAGCACAAATTGACCCGCTGGCTTTTATTGAGGAAGGAATTGCGAAGGCAGAGGAGGCGAAGGAAGTGGAAAAGCAGATTAAAATTCGTCTTAACGGCGTAGAAAAGACTGTGACGGCGATTGAAAAGAACGGCAATAATTATGTGAGGTTGCAGGATTTGCGAGACGATAATATCATCATTGATTATGATTCGGCGGCGAAGATTCCCGTTGTGGCTGTGAAATAATGATAACCCCTGGTAGTAGTGTTATACTGCCGGGGGGTATTTTTTTTCGCTTTGTGTCACTATTTTTGCAAAATTTCTGTTTTGTTGGTCTGCAAAAAAATGACATTTCTGCGTTGTTGTAGATGTTGGGACGGTTAATCACCCATAGTAGAGTGTAGCGTTGCTTGTGAGAAGTTATAACTTGCTCTAATAAGGCAATTTATCTGCGAGACGTGTTGCAAATAAATTTAGCCATGATAATATTCATCCTTGATTTTTTTGCCTTACTAAGTTATAATAAAGGTAGCCGGGGTAAGGCTCCCGGCTCGCCTTTATTGGTATTTGGGTAGCGGCTTCTGTGGAAGGGACCGCTGCTCTTTTTTTATGCCTTGACCTTGCTGTCTCGCACGATTTTAGCGGCGGCTTCGGTGTCATTGGCAGTGGCCTCAATCAGCTTTGCAATGTTCTCTAGGTACTGGTTGAGTTCCGCTGTGGTCATCTGATCCAAATCCTCACTTCCTTTCGTAAGAGGTTCTCACCTCTGCCTTACAAGTATATTATACAGCATTTACTTGATAATGTCAAGTGTTTTATTTATTATTTTCTAAATTGTTTTTGTTAATTACTTGACATTGACTAGCAAATGCTGTATATTTGTTACAAGGGAGGTGATTGCATGACTACAGAACAAATGTTGAAAATGGCATTATCATATAAAAATATGTCACAAGCTGAACTGGCCAGAACCATTGGAACAACCCCTTCAAACCTTAACCAGAAGGTCAAACGAAATACCCTGACACGTGAAGATTTAGAAAAAATTGCTACATCGTTAGGGGCTGAGTTTATCTGTCGGTTCAAATTCCCTGACGGAACGGAAATATAGATTTCCCAAAACGAAACGCATAGAAAAGAGCGTAGGTGTCATAACCTACGCTCTTAGCGGAAAAATAGTATATCATTTGTGGCTATGTATTTTATTGCCGGTTCGCGTGTTCTCAATTTTCGGGACATTATTAGGAATGCGGACAATAATTTCGGTTAAGTCGCATCCCAATGCCTCACAAATCAAATCGAGATGTTCCAAATTGACCCGTTCAGCCATTTCGTGATATAAATCGTTGATTGTTGTCGGCCGTATGCCGGTTTTTCGGGCAAGGTCGGCTTGTGTCCAGCGAAGCTCGCCTAACTTCCGGGACAGTAAAATTTTAATCATGCTTTGCCGCTCCTTTGGTTATAATCTACCGCATTTGTCGAAAAATTGCTGGTACTTGTTAGATTATCACTCGATTGGTTATTTTTTGAAAAACATGATTAAAATTTTAACTCATACCCCCAAGGATGCAAAACGATAATTTTTTTACTGATAACAAGCGGGTACTGACGAGCTTGGGCATTTTGAAATGATTAGCTCCATTGTCTATCAGCTCACCAGAAATTTGACAGTGGACGAAATAAAAGAACAGGGCTTCGATACCTATTTCGTTGACCACACAACTGCTATTTATCCAATCGCAGCTTCGGGTGTGCCTTTCACGGCTGCATATTTCCAGTCCAAGGGTGACCTCATCACGGATTTGCATGAGGATTTGGCGGCGGAACAAAAAGCCAGAACGACCTATGACAACATTCTGACGTTGATTGATGACCCGGACATTTTAGACCCGATTCGTTTCCTCAGAACACGAGAAATCGTTCATTTTCAGAGATTCGGCGAAGCTCTGGAGCGCACCAAGGATCGCCTGAACTGCAAAAATTTCTATGCCTTCAACCCGGAATTTCCCAACAGCAAATAAATTTATAGCAAAATATTTATAGCTGTCTTGACATTTCTCTCAAGACAGGTTGTAATACAAAAAACAACAGGAGCATTGCTTCGGGTTTGGCGCAAGCCTTGTCTGTCACATAATGTTCCTGTTGTTTTCTTGACACGGCAAGGCGAATCTGCTATACTGACAACACAGCGTTATCAAAGTTGTTCACTGCGTCCGGGACATAGTCACCGGGGACGGCGCAAGTTGGAAAATCGGTTCTCCGAGAAGATGATGACGTTGTTTTTTTTCGGCTTTTTGTTAATCCTCAGTTAAAATAGGCGACATATAATTAAAAACAGATAGGAGAAGGAAAATGTTACCTGAAACGAAAGAGGACAAGCTGCTCTTGTCGGTGTTGGCTGACAGATTTAGGCAATGTGAGGACAAGATGTACCCGGTCAACAGTGATTTTTTGGATATGCGGCAGCAGAGTCTTGCCGAGGAGCAGTTTCAGAGGAAAACGGCAGGGTATTGCTTTTGGGGCGGTTATGCCGACGCCGAGCGGCGCATAATGATTTTTCTGCCGGACTATCTTGACGTGGAGACTGCACGGGCGAACTATGGCAAGCTTGACCCGGAGGGCGACCCACTGGTCGTTTTGCGGGCATGTCCGACGGCAAAGCAAACTGATTTGTCGCACAGGGATTATCTGGGGGCGCTGATGTCATTGGGAATCAACCGCAGCAAGCTTGGCGACATCATTGTGCGGGATAATGGCGCTGATATTGTGATATTGCGGGAGTTGGCAGATTATCTGATGCTGAATTACGAGCGAGTCGGCAGGTATACGCTGGAATGTGAGATTTTGCCGACGAGCGAGCTTGCAGGGATTGAAGCGGCAACCAAGGAATTAAGCGTGAATGTCAGCTCGCTTCGGCTGGACAGCGTTGCGGCTGCTGCTTTTGGCGTTTCTCGCAGCAAGACGGCAGATGCGATTTCGGCGAAGCTTTTGGCGGTGAA